ATAGAGAAGATTTATCTTTTCTTGCTCTATTAACAATGAATTCTTGTACTCCTAATCTGCTATTTAAAATGGCGTATTTAATATATGCGTAGATATATTCTTCAAATAATTTATTTACACTAACTCGCGCATCATTTCCACCTTCCATTCCATCAGATACATATTCTAATACAACAGATGCGTCACCACCTAACGAGCTAAAATTAATTACCCCTCCTCTTTTATCTATAGTAAATGTAGGATTTACATTAGCAGTCTCAGTGTTTAAACCAAACCTTGCACCAACAGAATAATCAAAATACCAGCAACCATCAACACATGTTCCTTCACAATTATGAAACATACTATTACTGTTTAAATAAATACCCACTCTACCTCTGCTTAAATCTACTTGTGAATCCTGTGGGCTTAAAGCATTACCGTCTTGGTCAAACAATATTCGGTCTTGATTATCTTGAAGATATGCTGAACTCCAATTAGTTTGTATATTTTCGCTCATTGGATACAATACTCCATTTCTAAATTGAGATATTCTTACCCAGTTAACATAATCAGATGGTAAAATAAATCTTGAGTTATTACCTACATCTAATTGTAATATTTTTATTTCTTTCATTGCATCGTAATTCAATTCTTGAATACCACGCTTAGCATGAAATAATATTTGAAACCTGTTAATATTGTTAATCAATTCATGATTACCTTGATACATCAACATAAAATTATTTACTATATCCTGTAAAGAAATATATTGATATGACCCCCAGTTAGCATCTTCAGGAGAGTTACCGTTGTTAGTGTAATATTGATATTGATTTATGTATGTCATCTTAGCTTGTTTCTTGTGTATCTGTTAATTCTTCTGTTTGTCCAAACTTATATACCGCATCTTCTCTGATTTCAATACCTATGTATTGACAAATCTTTGCCACTAAATTTGGCTCATCTGATGCAGGTAACTCGAAACTTTGATAATCTGCTGCAGCTGGATTAAATATAGGGTCTTGTCCAGATGTAGTTAAATAAGTCCAGTTAGGAGCTACAGGATATCTAATATACTGAGCTTGTATTGCCCCTCCTTGTATTATGGTATTAGGATATACTGATATATTATTACCTAAAACACCAGGAGTTACGTTAGAGCTTGCCCCACCTAAAACATACGCAGGGTATTGTGTAGTTGGGTAAGTTAAATTAGAACTTGTTAAATAAAATAATTTATTTTGATTAACTCTTTCAACTTCAGTTATATTGTATTGGTCATAAACACTGTATGTTTCACCTTGAATAAATATGTTTGCACTAATAACTAAAGTTGTATCATTAGTTATTGCTGTTATATAAGCAAATGTATTATCAGTAGTATTAGTTATTACATCACCTACTACAACAGAAGAAGTAAAAGTTTGGTTTGCATCTATAAGTTGGTTTACACCAGCACCAGTTGTTGTACCTGCTACCTTTAAAGTAGGGTAATAAAATATTTTATTTACTAAATAATAATCAGCTGGTAAATTGTAGAGGTTGTTTAAACCAGGGTTAGGTTGAGCTAAATATGCTGTTGCTGAAAAAGTATCTATAACTTCTTCTAAGTTTTTTATTACATCTGCATAACCCGTTCCTGAACTTCTTGCATTCTCTCTATTAATCCAGTTATTATATTGATAAAAGTAATCTTCAAATATATCCATTTGAGCTTGTAAACAATACAAGTTAAAATCTTGTGGAGAGATATAACCATAATTATTTTTATTAGCTATAGCCAAAACTGTATTTCGTACGGAGTTAATCATAAGATAATCTTTCTACAAATATAAGTAAAAAAAAAAGAGGCTTAAATGTTTAAGCCCCTTTCATAACTGATAGTTAGTGATTACTATGCAGACCACTCTTCTTCTATTTGAGCAATAGCTGTAACAGCATACTTAGGCTCAAGTACATAGAAAGGTCGTGTCCACGCAGTAGATAGTGCATCTTCCATAGCATCAACGATACTATTTAATTGCTCTTTAGTTTTAGCTGTATCAGTTGCTGTAGTAGCAGTGAGTTTTACACCTAACACCTCAGAAGCTCCAGAAGCACCATGGCCTTTTACATTGTAAAGAATTTTTACTTCTGTATCAGCCCCAATTTCAACTCCTAATATACTTTGTACAGGAATTAAATGGCTTGCATCACTTAAACTAATTTTGAAATACTTCAACATAGTTAAAAAATTTAAGGGTTAAACAATACCACAAATATACAAAACCTTATTTATCTTTTTTAAGTCTTTTAGATAACAACTTATATGTCTCTACACCATCATCACTTTGAAAATATGATGCTACAATATAGTAATGGTCTTCACCAAAAGGTACAGATAATAATTTGTTTTTGTTTTTAGGAAGATTAAAAAACACATCTTTACCATTGTTCTTTAAAATCAACCAAGTGTTATTGAAAAACTGTACTACATCACCATATAAATTTAACATAGGGTCATTTACAGTCTCTAAGAAATCTTCAGGATTACCTTTTGCATATAACAGTACGTCCCTTTTTAATTCAGAAGTTGTCAGTCTATCTGCTGCTCCTCCCATTAAAACTCTACTTACTGTAATTAACTCGTCTCCACTAAGACCTTTTGCAAGTATTTGTGCATCTAATCCCATTTCAACAAAAGCTAATTGTTGTGCAGCGTCCTTCTCATTATTTATTTCTTCAAACACTTTTCCATTTGATGGATGGTGATATAAAAACTTTTGAAGAGTTTGATTAGTTCTTGGTACAGACAACATGCCATCCTCAAACATTATTGGTTCTAATACTGCATTTCCATCTTGTTCGTCTTCAAACGGAGACTTTTGATTTCTTGCATAACGAAGAGGTCTATTGACTCCTTTCTCTTCATCAAACCATAATAGTGGGGACCTGTTAGTGTGTCTTGAAGCTAACATATAAGTTAGCGGTATTTGCCTCATTAATAATCTATAGGCTTTATCGGAATATTTATCTTTTACTTTTTTCATTGTATTTAAATTTAATTTGATTAATAAAAATATAAGGGGAGGAGTAACCCTCCCCTAATATTGGTTTACTTCTTATTAGTTTTGGAATAAGAAGAAGTTGTTTGCACCTAATACACAAACTGCTCTTTCAGATAAGAAATTAACTTCCATTGCATCTAAAGAAGAAGTTCTCGCACCACCAGCAGAACCAGTAATCCAAGTTTTATATCTTCTGTCTTCAGCTTCTGAAGCTCTATATCTTACATGTAAGAATGGTCTCTTAGCGTTTTTACCAAGTATTTGGTCATAAACTGAAGTAGAACCAGCTGGAACTAATAGTCCATTGATACCACCTGCTACTAATCCACCTCTCATAGTTGGGTCATTTAGGTATTTCCAGTCAGACTTATAAAAGTCATAACCTCTTCTAAATCCAGAGAATCCTAAGTTAAGTGCCATCTCTTCATCATTGTCAAATAGACCGTAAGACGTACCACCTGCTCCATAAGAGTTTTGTACAGCTAACATGTCATCAATGTCAAATGAAAAGTTTCTATTTACGAAAAGAACGTTCTCTTCGATTGCACCTTGCTTGTCTAATCTTTGAATGATAGAGTCAAAGTCCGCTAATGATGTTGGGTTACCACCACCATAAACGTTTCCTCTTGCTCCTACTTCAAAGAATACACCTTTAGAACCACTTAATCCAGCAACAGAGTTACCAGCACCAGATGCTTGTAGGTAATCACCTGCACCAGAAGCTGCTTCTGCTGGAACTGCTTCAACTAAAGCTGTTTCCATGTAGTCTTCAAATCTTAGTCTTGTGTCGTGCTCAGACTTTAGATACCATAAGTATCCGCTTACTCCGTCTTCTCCACTTACTTCAACCCAACCAATTTGAGCCATATCAGAACCTGATACAGAATACTTATCCTTAAGGATAATTGGTTTGTTGTCGAAGAAGAAATCGTCAGCTTCTAATGAGCCTTCCATTCCTGCAGTTCCTTTTGCAAATTCAGAACCATAAATGAAAACATCACATGCTACTGCATTCGCCATTGCTTGTCCAGCTGCTTCATAATAAGCTACTGTAAAAGTATTTGGGTTTGCATTAGTTGGTCCAGCTGTTACAATCGCTTTGTTTTGTAACGATGAACCTGGAGTGTTGTCTGAAATCATTACAGTTTGACCTACTCTAATAACGTTCTTAGCATCTCTCGCTGTGTTAGGGTTAGCTAACGCTGGATTGAAGTTAGTAATGTTATTTGGAATTGTCCAAACTGCACCTGCGTCTGTACCTGCAGCTGCTGCTGAAGTACATCCTTTGTATTTAATGTGTAGCCTTCCTTGCTCCGCCCATTTAATAAGGTCAGAGTTAGATGGCATCTCTGCTCCTACCATTCGTAGGAACGAGCTAATGCTTCTATTACCATATCTTTCAAATTCTTTCTCGTAAGTATCTGGTAGATACTGATTCAAGAAATCAAAATCTTTGATATAATTCGTTTCAACAGGCACCTGTTGAGCCGATGGTTGTAAGTCGAAGCCTGGGCTTGGGTTTACTGGCATAATCGTATAATTTTAATTTGTTAAACTTTTTTAATACTTCTAATTTTGAGCCCTCTACCACTTGAAGTATCGCCTACTGCTTTTATTTTCAAACTATTTTTCGTGCTAAGTTGCGGGGCTCTACGAACATCCATATTGATATTCTTAGACTTTTTTGCTACATCATCTACTGTTGCAGCAACACCCTGCTCATAAAAGAACTGTGCAAACTTTTCTGGATTCATTGCTATTGACATAGCTTTATGATATCCTTTGGCATCTTTCATAAGTCCATTCTCATCATTATATTTTGAGATGAAATTATTAAAATCCATTTGCTTGTTCTTCAATTCCTCAGCAGTACCTGGTTTATAGAGAATTGATTTATCGTCACCAACGCTAAATTCAAAACCTTTGAACTCATCGCTAAACACATTATTAGTGCGTTCCTCAAAATTCTTTCTCATAAGCTGTACGCTTTCCTTCTGCGTGCTAGATTGCTCTAACATTGTCTTGTAAGCATTAAGATTGTTTTCTTGTTCATCAGATAATCCACCCCCACTTGACTCAAGAGGAACTTTATATTTATCTTTCTGTTCTTTAAAAAACTTTCTCGCTTTAGCAAGTTCTCTTTTTTTAGCTAATTTCTTTTTCTTAATATCACGCTCTTCATCTTCTTCACTATCGTATCCGAATTTGTCGTCCATAATATCTTGAATATCTATAGCATCAAGACCTTCTTCTTGAACACTAATGTAATCAGCTAAAACAGAATCTTCGTCCATGTCATCGTAATTCTTTTGCAATTTGTAAAAGTCTTCGATACCACGGCCTGTTTCTTTCTTATAATCAAAATATAACTTAACATCTTCAGGTAAATCAGGATTTGATTCTTTCGTTTCAAATAATTCTTCAACTGAGTTGATGTCTTTATTATATCTGTCTTTAATAAAATTAAGAACATTTTCGTCACTTAACTCTGACGAGGGAGTTTTATCTTCAATAGGTGGAGTCTCCTCTACCTTTGTTTCCTTTTCTACTGCTGATGCTTCTACCTTTTCAGGTTTCTCATCAACTGGTTCGCTACCTTGTTGAGCATTATGCTTTTGTAACAATTGCTCTTCTATTTCGGCTTTTGATTTTTGAGTGTTGCCTTCCACTGCTTTTACTTGTATTTTCATTAGATTAAATTTTTAACAAAATTAAACAATAATTTTAAACCTTTTTTAGGCGTTATTTAGGTGGTTATAAAGGTCTTGTCCCAACCTTTCACCTATTTCTTTATCTGATTTATAATGCACTCTTGCTACTATTCTACTGTTAGAAACATGTGCTGCTACATCTGTAAATTCTTTTTTCATTTCAGGATACATGTCTGATAAAACCAAAGCTATCAGTTTGCTTTGAGCAGAATGTCCTGATGGAAATGCAGGTGTTTGTGCACTACTCATCTTGTGATACAATAAATCAATACCGAATTTTTTAGCTAATTCATTTGGCCTTGGTCTATCGTGATAATTTTTTATACGCAGTATTACAGGGTTAGATTTAGCTATTAAAGTATTTACTAAATCAGAAGGATATTTTCTTTTTCTGTTTACGAAGAGTTGTTTAAACGCTGCTTGAATATTATCATATTTGTCAGTATAAGGAACATCCATTTTCTGAACTTGTAATGATTTTATTTCATTTAAAGTTTTCATACTCCTTTCAGACGGGTATTTTATATGCTTGTATTTAGTGATGTTAAAGTCATCAAACATAAAAACTTATTTAGGTCCAAACTCTGCTAAATCAAAACCATCCAAAGAATCTTCGTTTG